TGCAGATAAAAGACAGGCTACTGCTACTGTAGCAATTGCTAGTAATATAGTTGACTCAATTACTATAACAGATGAAGGGCTAGGGTATCTTACTGCGCCTCAGGTATACTTAACAGGCTCATTAACAAGTTTTACACATTCTACATTAGCAGACACAAATAGATTAAACGGAACTTTTACAGGAGTAGGTTCCACATCTAATGGATTGGGTTCAGGTGCTATATTTACAGTTGTTGTAGATGGAACAGGTGCCGTTACTAGTATTACAAAAACCGCAAACGGAACAGGCTATGCTGAAGGAGATATAATTACTATATCTGATATTTCTTTAGGTAACGATGGACAGGCTCCCGATTTACAATTAACAGTAACAGCAATTTCAGGTGGGTCAGGTGCAACGTTTGAAGTAGAACTAGGTGTGTATCAAAGGTCTCCGGAATACTATCACCAAAACTTTTCATATTTAATTGACCAACAAATTCCAGAATTTATTAGAGATGAATACCCAAACTTTGCAAAATTCATTAATACGTATTTTGCACATTTAGACGAGTCCGGAGAACCCAATTATGTTTTACAGGAATTACTTGATTCCTGGAATGTTGACCATTATGATGGAGCATTTTTAGAATCTCTTTTACAACAATATGCTATAGATTTTCCATTAGATGCGAGTGTAAGTGATAGATTACTTATTAAAAGAATAAGAGATTTTTATGAATCTAAAGGTTCTATAGAAGGTGTTAAATCATTCTTTAGATTGGCATACAACGAAGAAATTGAAATATTTAAACCCTCAGAATATATTTTAAGGCCTTCAGATGGTATTTACACAAAAGAAGTTGTAATAAAAGTTTATGCGAACGAATCAATAAGTCCGAAATATAATCCTTTAAACTTTAGAGGAAAAGAAACAGATATAGTTTACTACACATCAGAAGGTTCTATTACAAAAAGAAATAGAATAAAAACTTCTGTAACTAGGTCTAAGAAAATAGCATATTCAAATCCAGACGCATTTGAATTAGTAGTAGATATTCCTGCAGACACCGTTATACCGGGTTATGGTGTAGAAGGAGATATTACAGCAACAGTTAGTGGTGGGGCAATAACAAATATTACTATTGTTAATGCCGGGCAAGGCTATAGTGCTAATCCAAGAGTTATTATTTTACCTGATAGTGGTGATACAATTACTACACCTGCAGAATTACAAGTTAGAATTAATTCAACAACAAATAAAATAGATTCAGTTATTATTAATGAAGGGGGAGCAGGATATACAGTAGCGCCTATATTAGCATTAGTAACTGATGATGTAAGAACTTGGATAGGTTTAGAGGATGCAACAGATGTAAATGAAAATCGTAAAGCATTTTTAACTAGAGTATTAAATAAGGTAGTAAATAAAACTAATACGGGAACATCAGACGGTGGATTTAAAATTGGTGATACATTTCAAGTTCAAGAAACAGGCGACATTTTAGGTGTATATGCTTTAGATTACTTTTCCGAGGATTATACATTAACAGGTATTAGTAATAACGCTTATATAAGAATAACACAAATAGATAGTAATAATTATCCTTCAGCGTTTGAAGTTATTGCCACAGGAACAGGATTTCAAAGAGCGAGTTTTGATTTTATACTTACATCAAGCAATAGTGAAACACAAACAATTACCTGCATGACAGGGTTTTCACATACATTCCCGGGCAAATTTAAAAATATACGTGGCTTCCTATCAAATGCGAACAGATTACAGGACAATGAAATTTATCAACAATTTTCATATCAAATTAAATCATCACTTTCTAAATCACAATGGGGTGATACATTAACAAGAGCAGCACACCCTGCAGGCATGGTTGCTTTTTCAGATTTAACAATTAAACATCTAGTTAATGTGGGAGTTAATTATAATATTATACCCGACATATTTGTATTTAGAATTTTTGCAGAAATTGAAACAGTATTGGTTCAGGATGCACCTGCTTTACACGTTCATAAACCTGCAATTTCAGATAGCTTTATAACTCAAGATGATGAAGCTATATTAGAACCTAACTTAGGTAAATTTGAAGTTCCGGAAATGTCTGAAAATTATTTCTTTAACGTAGAATTAGTTAAAGCAGATACACTAGATATGTCAGAACTTGTTGGTAAAACTTTACATAAACCAACCATAGAGGATTCAATAACATTTTCAGAAATAGTGAGCACTTTATTGTTCTTCTTTAGAAACCCTATAGATTCAGTAGACTTTACAGAAACAGTTTTATTTGCAGTTGAATTACATAAAGCAGACGCTTTTGTAGTTGATGATACAGCAAGTTTAGAACCAAATTTAGTTAAAACTGAAAGCACAGACTTTTTAGAAACACAAACTTTTGATGTAACTAAGTCAGGTGTAACAGATAATCCTAACATAAACGACAGTCCTAGTTTAGGCTTTGAGCAAAACGGCATTACAGATAGTGCAGCAACCTCAGAGTCAGGAACGATTGTAAGTCAGGACTATGGAGAAATAGATTATTTTAGAAACGATTATGTCGGAGAAGCAAGAACTATTTCGTAAAACCTTTATAAATAAATAAACATTTTAAATAACCAGGAGAATTAAATGTTCAACAAAGAAACAATGAAAGCAACAGGTAAGGTTAATGTTGCTTTATATGACAAAAACGGTAACCTTAAACAAACACAAACTATCAAAAACCTTGTAGTTAATGATGGGTTGGATTACATCGCTTCAAGAATGAAGGATGCTTCAGCAACAGCTATGTCGCACATGGAAGTAGGAACAGGAACAACTGCAGCTGCAGCTGGCGATTCCACATTAGAAACAGCAATCGCAGGTTCTAGAGTTACTTTAACTTCTACTACTGTTACTTCTAATGCTATTGAATATGTTGGAGACTTTCCAGCAGGAACAGGAACAGGAGCGGTTACAGAAGCCGGCGTGTTTAATGCTTCATCTGCAGGAACTCTTCTATGTAGAACAGTATTTTCAGTAGTAAACAAAGGTGCAGACGATACTTTAAAAATTACTTGGACTGTTACTGTATCTGACTCTTAATAACTACCTAACTAGGAGTTACTAAATGTCGTTACTATTAAAAAACGAAGCAAGAGTAGAATTCGCTCGCTCTTTTTATAGAGATATCTATAATGAGAACGATTACTTTTACTTGTTTGCATCTAAAGCTACCGCATGGGCGAATGAGGCTTCCCCTGACCTACCTGTAGATTCAAACTACTATGCAGCTAAATATCGTCATGATATGATGTTTGTGAAAAGAGTTCAGGCATCAGATGTAGTTTTACTTGCACGCAGATTAGATTGGGTATCAGGAACAATATACGACCCATATGATGATAATTATTCATCTGCTAATCCTTCACAAAGCGGTGCAACTGTTTTAGCGAATGCTACGTTTTATGTTTTAACAGACGACAATAATGTATATAAGTGTTTAGATAATAATAGTAATGCAACAAGCACAATTAAGCCAACATCAACAGGAACTGAACAGTTTGAATTAGATGATGGTTACGTTTGGAAATTTATGTTTCAAATTGGGGCAGCTGATGTAACAAAATTTTTAACAACTGATTATATTCCTGTAAGAAAAATTGCAGGAACAGGTCAACCGGCTTTTGATGTAAATGGAGAAATTGATACAATAACGGTTACAGCAGGTGGTTCTGGTTATACCTCTGCACCAAACGTTATTATAGAAGGTGACGGAACAGGAGCAACAGGAACAGCAGTCCTAACAGGGGATGCAGTAACAAGTGTTACAATAGACACAGCAGGAAGAGGTTACTCTTTTGCTCTTATTCAATTCTCAGGAGGAGGCGGAACAGGAGCAACAGCAGACGTAGAACTAGGTTCAACAGAAACTCCTTCATTACAACAAGCCGTAGAAGCAACAGCAGTTAGCGGAACAATAGATAGAATTGTTGTTACAACACAAGGACTTGACTACATAACAGGAGATGCAGTTGTTACTATAACAGGTGATGGCACGAATGCAGCTGCCACGCCCATAATTAATAATGCAGGAAGTATTACCGCAGTTCAAATAACAGATCCTGGACAGGGTTATACATTTGCAGACATCACAATAACTCAATCAGTTGGATCGGGAACTGCATTTACAGGTAGAGCAATTATAGCTCCCTATTCAGGTCATGGCGGTAATGCACCTAAAGAATTATATGCTAAAAATTTAGGATTAACAGTTTCATATGTTAGTGATGATAAAGATATAATTATAGGTAATGAATACAGACAAATTGGATTAATTAAAAATATTCAAAATTACGGAGAAACTGCACTCTATACAACATCAATAGGAACACCTTGTTTTGTAGTTAATGTTTCAACACCCGATGATTGGAACTTGGATGATGAACTTACAACATCAGATGGTGGTAAATTTAGAGTAATACAAAAATTAGATTTAGATAGTGATGGAACTATTGAAACCGTTTACCTACAGGAAATTTTACCTAACATTACAGTAGGTTCTATTTTTGAGAATTTGACAACAGGGTCATCGGGAATCGCTATAAATAGTGTAACAAATCCAGAGATATCAAACCATTCAGGTGAAATAGTTTATATCGACAATAGGCGTCCAATTACAAGAGACGAAAAACAAGTAGAAACAATTAAGATAATAATTAACTTTTAGGAAACAACATGGCATTGAATTTAAACACAGGTCCTTATTACGACAATTTTGACCGCAGCAAAAAGTTTAGCAAAATACTTTTTAAACCAGGGGTGCCTGTTCAAGCAAGAGAACTTACTCAATTACAATCCATATTAGAACAGGAACATACAGAACACCTAGACCATATTTTTAAAGAAGGCGCACCTATATTAGGAGCCAAAGGGTTCATTCAAAAATTTCCTTTCATTAAAATTAATGACTTGGATGCTGGTGCAGTCTCAGTTTCAAACGACACGTTAATAAATTATGTGGGTGATACTGTAACTGGTGGAACAAGTGGTATGGTTGCAACAATTGCATCCATTAGAACAGGTTCAGATGGTGATGCAGTAGAAAAGAAAACACTTTATTTAAAATATAACGGTGGTGATTCTACAGGTTCTAACTTACATTTCTCAGCAGGAGAAACATTAACAGTTACATCTACAGATTCAGGAAGAAACGGAAACACCTTTGTTGTAGATAACAATACA